ATTCGATCTATTTTTAGTACAAATCCACAACTAGCAAACTCTTTAACTGTTTCTGATGAAAAAACTTATTGGCTTGGAGAATCATTTGCTAGAACACTAGAAGACAACTCTTTGAACAATTTGGGTACTGGAGAATGTTACGGGCTCTTAATGCCTTTAGTGAGAGCTGATACTTCAGTTAACTGGTCGTATCACAAAGAAGCAGCAACAGAAGCTGAAAGTGGTTTCGTACTCTCTCAAAAAGAAAAAACTCAACAAGATATGTTTAAGTTTAAATCTTTACATGTTGGAGAGGAAATTCAAAAGAATTACATGATCGCCATCGAAGATATCCGTGAACCAGCGAATGCTGTTGTTAATCCATACGGAACTTTCTCGGTTGCCATCAAAACCACAAACGGACAAACAGTCGAAAGATATACCGGTCTTAATCTCAACCCTTCTTCTCCTGATTTTTTAGGGAAAAGAATTGGAGATCAATATCAACTATGGAGCGAAACCGACAAGAGATATAGAACTTATGGCGATTTCCAAAACCAATCAGACATTATTTATGTTGATATCAAACAATTTATCAAAGATGGTGGTGGACAAGGACTTCTTCCTGCTGGTTTTAAAGGACCAGTTCGACCAAAAGGGTTTGCTATAATCTCCGGTTCAACAACGATTCCAGCTTTCGGAACAGGAACTGCCGACGCTACTGCTTTTGCTGAGCGTTTCGTGGCAGGTTCAGGTTCGGTTCCAAAGGGACCATTAGGAATAGGAACCTCAAAAACTGCAACAACATTGGTTGGACAGTCTTCATTCACTGGATCTTTCAGATTTCCATCGATTCCTCTGAGAGCAGATGGAGCACAAGGTGGAGCCCCAGATCCTTATCGTGCTTATTATGGAATTCGTCCAACGATTACTGGTTCAACAACTCATGACCCAGATTACTGTGATTACTTGAGAAGGCTCCCAAAGGGAACAAACTCATTTACTCCTGCTACTGGGTTTGAATACTCTTTTACATTCACGCTGGACGACTTAGTTGTTAATACAACATCAAATTCTGTAACCTATACAGATGGCTCTAATCTTATAGCCTCCGGCGCTGCCGGCGCTAGTTATACAACTGAGAACTCTTTTGGAGCCTTACTAGATCTTAATGTTCGTCAATTCTTAATGCCACTTCACGGTGGAACCGAAGGATTCGACATCACCGAAAAAGAACCTCTTAGAGATGCTTTGATAACTGGAACTTCAACGACGAATTCTATAGTATATACCTTGAATAAGGCATTAGACTCCGTCCTTGATCCCGAGGTCGTACCAGCAAACCTCTTGGTTGTACCTGGTATTAGGAAACCCGTCATCACAAATAGAGTGATCGCTACTGCCGAGAGCAGAAAAGATGTTCTTGCAATTATTGACCTAGAAGGTGATTACACACCAACAGCCGAAAGATTGGCTGGTGCTACAGACCTAGCTTCGTTAGGAAGTGTTGGGACTGCAGTGTCTAACTTAAAAAGTAGAAACCTCAATTCCTCTTATTCTTCCGCGTTCTACCCTTGGGTTCAAATTTCTGATAACTTAAATTCTAGCGAGCTTGTGTGGATTCCACCCTCTGTTGCTGCTTTAGGTGCTTTTGGAAAATCTCAGGCTCAATCTGAATTATGGTTTGCTCCTGCTGGATTTAACCGTGGAGGGCTTGGCTCTCTTGGTGGATCTCGTGGGCCACGCGTTCTTCAAGCAAGACAGCGTCTTGATTCTAAAGAAAGAGATTCTTTGTACGAAGTTAATATTAACCCAATCGCGACATTCCCTGCTGAAGGCGTTGTGATCTTTGGACAAAAAACATTACAAGCTGATAGCTCTGCTTTGGATCGTATCAACGTTCGTCGTTTGGTTCTTTACTTGAAAGCAGAAGTTTCTGATATTTCTAGAAAATTATTGTTCGACAATAATCTTGAAACCACATGGAATAGATTTAAAGGACAAGTTGAGCCAATCATGTCAAGCACAAAAGCTAGATTTGGCTTGTCTGACTACAAAGTTGTATTGGATGAAACTACCACAACAGCTGATTTGATTGATCGCAACATCATGTATGCCAAGATCTTTATCAAGCCGGCACGCGCAATTGAATATATTGTAGTTGACTTTGTCATCACAAAAACCGGCGCAGATTTCGTCTAAGCCACTAATTAAGAATATATAGGAGATAATTATCATGGCCTTTTGGGGAGAAAATTTAAGTGCTGGAACAGCGCAAGATCCAAAGAGAAACTTTAGGTTTAAAGTCTTATTTGGTGGAGGAACTGGACGTCCAGATGTCCAAAACAAAGTAGTTTGGTGGGCAAAGTCCGTAGGCAAGCCTAAAATGACCGTCGCAGCATCAGAACACAAATTCATGGGACATACTTTTAAGTACCCCGGAAGTGTTACGTGGGAACCCATCAGTCTTGTATTGGTTGACCCTAGCAGTCCAGATGCTGGTCAAGAAACTTTGCAGATCATGAGAGAGGCTGGATATATATTTCCGGAGGCTGGCTATGAACAAACAGCCAACTCTGCTGCATTCAACACTATGAACAAAGCAAAGGCCGTCGCAGCACTTGGGGAATTTCAAATCATCCAACTTGATGCTGCAGGTAAAGCGGTTGAGACATGGACTCTACATAACGCCTTCTTTACATCAGTTCAGTTTAGCGATCTTTCATATGACTCAGATGATCTTTCAGACATAACACTAGAGGTTGTTTATGATTGGGCTAAGTTGTCAACTGGTGGTCCTAACTATCAATTCCAGTTTCCAAGCTAACTACGGCAAAGGAGTTTTAAATGAGTTGGTGGTCTATAGCAACTACAGAACCAAAAAGAAAGAATAAATTTTACGTATCGATTGGGGCGGGAGGCATTTTGTATTCCGTCTCGTCTATTTCTAAGCCTTCAGTAAGTATTGAAGCCAAAGAATATAGATTGATAAATCACTTCTACAAATATCCAGGCATTCCAAAATGGGAACCAATTAGTGTAAAGTTTGTTGATGGTGGGCTATGGGGTAGTGGAAAAACCATTGTCGCCGGCGAAGTCATCGAAACAAATCTTAAATCTACGAGCAAGACCTTATGGGAAATGCTTCTGGCTTCAGGCTATGTAACTCCCAATGGCGTTGGGTCTTCTAATAAAGAATTGTCTAGAGTTGTTGCACCAGAAAAGGCTGCCATGATCGACCTATCATTTGGTTCATCGCCCACGGCAACTGATGGGTCCATGTTTAGAATATACCAAGTTAATGGTGTCGGGAAGGCCACTGAGGTATGGACCCTATACAATCCATTAATCACAAAAGTATCTTGGGGAGACCTGGACTATTCGTCCGACGATCTCGTTGAATATACACTAGATGTAGCCTATGATTGGGCTGAACTAGAAGAAGCTAAATAAACTCGGAGTTTAAATGAGAAGAAATAATGAAGACCGATTAATGGGCGGTCATAAACCAACCCCATCAGAGGATGCGCCACAAATGGCTAATCCAATGGATTTCGTTACACCAAGCGAATTCGTACAATTACCTTCAAAAGGAAGGTATCCGGAAGAACATCCACTCCATGGAAAGGACTCGATTGAAATCAAATATATGACAGCGAAAGACGAGGATGTTCTTACGAACAGATCTTTGTTGAAAAAAGGATTGGCCATCGACAGACTAATTCAAAACCTAATTAAAGATAGTTCAGTTAATGCTAGATCGATGTACATCGGAGACAGAAACGCAATTATTATTCACGCCAGAGCATCTGCTTATGGTGCCGAATATAAAACATCTGTTGTGTGTCCGGCGTGTAGTGAAACATCTAAGTTTAAATTCGACCTCGCAGACCATGAAGAATATCATGGTGATGGTATCGAAGGAACAGATATCAAAGACAATGAAGACGGAACTTTCTCTGTTGTTTTACCGATGTCTACAATACTTGCTCGTATACGCCCGCTAACGGGTCAAGACGAGATAGAAATGATGTCGGGGAGTAAACCCAAGGATGCGGCCAACAACCTCATTACAAAGCAACTGAAGCTCTTTATCGTGGACCTAAACGGACATAGCGATTCAAAGACGATCAACTATGTTGCCGACAACATGACAGCTGGTGACGCTCGATTTATCCGAGACTGCTTCAGAATTATATCTCCAGACATTAAGATGGAACAATTGTTTGTTTGCAAGAACTGCGAACACGAGGAGGCAATGCTGGTTCCGTTCGGGGCCGACTTTTTTTGGCCTGACCGATGAGTACATGGAGAATGTCTATGAGGCCTTCTTCACACTAAAGCATTATGGTGGCTGGTCTTTGTTTGAGCTTTACAATCTGCCTATAGGCCTAAGGACTTGGTGGCTTGAAAGAACAATTGAAGAATACAAAAAAGAATCGGATGCTGCGAAGAAATCTTCCAAATAAACTATGCTCGGCTTTGTCCGAGCATTTTCTTTATGAAACTAATTATTGTAATAATGAGGGACATTAAATGGCAGAACCAACCGGACCAACACCAGAACAACTAGCAAACGCCGCAAAATTAGTTGAGAGCTCATCGGCATTGGCGAAAGAATTGGAAAAAGTTAAAAAAACCCAAGATGCGCTTGTCGGTCTACTTGGAGATAGCGAGACACTCCAAGAGGCAACGCTGCGTCTAGCTAAAGAAAAGAACAAGCTTGAGAAGGACGCTTTAGCCACCGGTGTAAAACAGAAGGAAAACCTAAAAGACAGACAGGTATTAGAAGCCGAGATCGCAGCCCTGACCGAAAAAAGTACAAAGGGTAGCAAAGAGCAGAGAAAAATTAGAAAAAAGAATCTTAATGCATTAAAGGAATCCCTAAAAGCATTGGAGTCTGAAACTAGAACATATAAAGAACAATCAACACTAAACCAAAAGGCTTTGAGAGGCCTAGACAAGAAATC